GTGAGACCACTAAAACTACACTTATTGACAACGTAGAAAGCCACAGCACGATCAATGCTAGGCAAACTTTGGTCATTGACTTGCTCCTTTGCTTTAAGAAAAAGTTCCTTTGCTAATTCTGGAGTATTATTTGCTGCCTTAAGGTCTACCAATTTATCTTTAAGGTCATTTCCAAACATCTGGAGTTGTTGCCAGAAGTTTACAAGAGGTTCGTACAAATCATTCACCCAAATATCTAGGTTGGGATATTTTTTTGTGATATAAATCGCAACACTTCCACCACCAAGAAATGGTTCTCGGAATTGATCGTAGTTGCGAAGATCGGGAAAGTAAGGTCCCATCTTTTCACAAGCACGAGACTTACCACCAGGATAACGAAGAGGTGTTTTGAGTGATTTCATCAAAGAATCTCCTGAAGATTTTCAAGAATCTGTGCAGATGTAATTTTCTTTTCTGCTGGTTTTACATTTGAAGCAAGAATAGTAAAATCACCAGGAAGAAGTTTAAATTTTGCAACTGGAGATTTTGGAGTGAAGTAAACACGTTTATTAACAGTTTCCCAATCAGTAACCCCAAGTGTCATAGAATCAGTATCTACAAGGAGCATATAATCAAAAGTTTTTTCTACTACTTTTGTTTCCCCACGAAAATTTTTGAGATCGACAACACCAGTGGATCCATTTTTATTAAACATTTTAAGTTTACCTTTCATCTCATAGTTAATTTCATCAGCGGAGACAAAATCAACTCCATCTTTAAAATCACCAACATATTCAAGTTGACCATCACTCCACTTTGCAAAAGACTTTTCTTGCAACCAAGTACGAAGAGTCTTAAATGCATTTGATTTCATCTGAGTTGTATTAGTTGCTTTAACACAACCAAAAAACTCTTCAAGGTTAATACGTTCAATGTTAATCATAATAAAAAATAAAAATCAAAGAGACAATTGTTTATTTGGTGTAATAATTGGACTAAAGATTTGAGTATACTGCTCAACCATTTGTGGTTGAGTCTCTGAGATGTATACTACAAAATTTTTGTTCAGTGTCAACTCCTTTACATCTTTACTTAAAAGAGGAGACCAAGGTGCAAATCCAAGTTCACCTCGTCCAGAAGGAACTGCAACAATAGCATTACTGATTACTAAGGTATTATCAGATTCACTAATTAAATCTGCAATCACATCTTCACCAGTATTCATACGAATAAGTTTTACATTCATTTTACACAACTCACACTAATTTGAATAGATTTAAAGGCATTTGCCATTTCCCGATACCCAATACCAATATACACTTGACCAACAACTACAGCAACTGCCATAGATCCCCAAAAAATATAATACCATTTTGATTTAACTTGATGTTGTTTTTTAAGTTCATCAAGTTCTTCATGAATGTCTTGATGGTGAAATCTTAATGGTTTTTGTATTAGTTCTTTTAGTTTTTTGTTTTTCATTTGAATTCACACTCCACCATAATTTCTGTAAGGGCAGCAAGAAGATTTATTTCTTGGTCAGCCACGAACGCACATTGGTATTGATACTTAGCAAGAATAAGAACGGCAGCAGGGATAGATTGGGGTGAAAGACAATCAGAAGTGGAGTCATAAATCCTGCGAAGTAGACTAGAAGCATCGTTGTCCAAGTTCCCGACCACCCACTTTCGGACTTCATTAAAGTTCTTAGACTTGAGGTTTTTAATAAGTTCATTTACATTACCATCACTAAAAGTTGCAAGAATTCCAGAATCAATTTTACCACTAACAGAATAACGTTGACACTCATTTAAAACACGTCTCCAATCTGGAAAGTGTTTGTTAATTAATTCAATCAGAACCTTTTGTTCATACTCAATAGATTCTTTTTGAAGAATGTCTTGGATGCGAGTATAAAATGCAGCAGCAAGTTTTGGTTTTTCTTTTGACTTAATTCCAAATTCAACAACTGCACATCGAGAATGGAGTGGTTCAATGATTTTGTTTTTGTAGTTACATGTAAAGATGAATCTACAGTTGTTAGCAAATTCCTCAATAGACGCCCGTAAGAGGAG